GGGATCTAAAGGGGGGGAAGGGGAAGGGGATGGGGAAGGGGCGGGGGTGACTTGTTTCGTAACGGTTGCGAAACCGTTACGTAACCGATGCGCCCGCACCCGTGCGGTGGAGTCGTCGGATGGCCGGCTGACGAGCCTAAGGTCAACTAGCGCCACCGACTGTGACTCGGTCATGCGCACCAAGCCGGCGGCGGCCAGCTCGTCTAGGGCTAGCGCGATGGATTTGCGGCGCAGGCGCCACGCCAAGTCCGGCGCGGTCATGCCGGTGTCGCCGCCCTTGCCGGCCATCAGCGCCAGCGATGCGGCCTCAAGGAACACGCGGAAAGCCGCGTCGCTCAGCCGTCCAAGCGGCGGCTTGGCCAGTGCAGCGGCCCGTATTCGTAGTGTCGCCATCATCCCTCCTGTTGGCCTCCGGAAGTCGCCGCCCGGCGCCGGAGGGGTGCGCTTCTGCCGGGGCGCGAATCCCGGCGGGCGGCGGCGCCTATGGTGGCACTACTGTGCGCGCACCGCCAGCCTGGTCGGCGCGCGCGCCTTGCGCTATAGTGTGCGCATCGTGCTACACTACGCGAACAGGTGGGGTCATGAACAGAACCGAGTGGAAGGGGTACCGCGGGAACTACCGCCGTTTGCTGTGGGCTGCCGGTCGGCCTGGCACTTGTGGCCGCTATGGCGGCGCCGCCGCGGACCTGTTCATGGCGTCATTCCACAGCGCGCGCGACCGCGCTGCCGTTGCGGGGCGCCGATGACCTGGCTCCTAGACCTCATCGCGGACGGCGAGCGCGAGCTGGTGCGCCTGTCCGACTGCGAGGCCGCCGCGCTCGAGCGCGAGCACGGCGCACCGATTCCCCGATCAATCCTTTGGCCGATCGACGAACGTCGCCACCGTTCGGCCGCACCCTCAACAGGCGGCGATGGAGGATGAGATGTCACCGGAAGCTGAATTCCTGGAAGCCCTAGTGCCCGTGATGATCGGGTTGGTTATGGTGGGCGACTGGTGCGCCACGGCTTGGGGGGAATGGAGGCGCGATCATGACCACCAATGACCCCCGCCTGTTGGTCGCCGGCAAGCGCGTGGACGTGGCGCGCTACTCGAACCTGAAGCACATCCTGCGCGGCCCGGAGCACTACCTACACGCGCTCCTCACGCCGAGCGAGCCGACGCCGGCCATGCAGCTCGGCACCGCGATCCACTGCGCTGTGCTCGAGCCGGAGCGCTTCTCGCGCGATTACCAGTTGGGGCCCGACTTCGGTGACATGCGCAGCTCGACCAACCGAGCCAAGCGTGACGAGTACCTGGCGCAGATGCGCGCGGTCGGGGTCACCGTTCTCAGCGCGGACGATTACGCGGCGTGCCAGCGATGCGTTGCGGCGGTGTACGGACACCCGCTGGCGCGTGACCTGCTGATCGCGGGGCGCGTCGAAGCAACGATGCAATGGACCGATCCCGAAACTGGGCTGCCGTGCGCAGGTCGTCCCGACTTCGTGGTGCCGGAGCTCAAGCTGAACATCGATCTGAAAACGGCGCACGACGCGAGCCCTGGCGGCTTCGCGCGCGCGGCGGCCAGCCACCTCTATCACATGCAGGCTGCCTTCTATCTTGACGGCCACAACCTACGTGATGACGAGCACCGCGGCGAAGTCAATTCAGTGCTTCATCTGGTAGTAGAGCCCGAGCCGCCCAACACGGTGATGCTGTACCGCATGGACGACGCAGCGATCGATCGCGGCGGGCAGTTGATCACGGTGGCACTGCGCCGCCTGCGCGAGTGCGTTGACCGGCTGCTGGCGCAGGCGCCTGACTTGCCACCGGCGGATGCGTTCCGCGATCGGCAGCTATCTATTTTCCCTCTGGCCCTTCCGGGCTGGGCCTTCTACGACTGAGGACGCCACCATGACCGATACCAATCCGTTTCGCCCCGCGCGCCGCGCGCAAGCGCGACTCCGCCTGGCGTTGTCCGGGCCCTCCAACTCCGGCAAAACACACTCAGCGCTGTTGTTGGCCAAGGGGCTCAACGATCGCGTCGCCGTGATTGACACGGAGCGCAACAGCGCATCGCTATACGCCGACGTGGCCACCTTCGACACCCTGGCCCTCGATCCGCCCTTCACGCCGCAGCGCTACATTGATGCCGTAAAGGCCGCGGAAGCGCACGGCTACGGGACAGTAATCATTGATTCGCTGTCCCATGCGTGGGCTGGCGAAGGTGGCGTGCTGGCGCTGCACGACCGCGCGATGCGGAACGACTCGCGGGCGAACAGCTTCTCGGCCTGGCGCGACGTGACGCCGAAACACAACGCGCTAGTAGACGCGATTCTCGGTAGTAGGTGTCACATCATAGCGACCATGCGGACCAAGGTCGCTTATGACGTGGTGCAGGACGAGCGCGGCAAGTCCAAGCCGGTCAAGATCGGCCTGGCGCCGATCCAGCGCGAAGGGATGGAGTACGAATTCACCACCGTGCTCGACCTCGACGCACACTCCCATTGTGCTATCGCCAGCAAGGACCGTACCCGACTATTCGCGGCGGGTGAGCCCGTGTTGCTTGACGTGTCGCACGGCGCCGCGCTACTGGCGTGGCTGAACGCCGGCGTGGACGTGCGCGGCGAGCTGCGCGCCCAGCTTGAGGCAGCGGCAGCGGGCGGCCCGGACGAGTTGCGCGACGCGGCGCGCGCGGCTTGGCGCAGCGCCAACGGCCCGGAGCGCGCGATCTTGCAGGAGTTGCATTCGGAGCTGATGGCCAGGATTGCTCCCGGTGCGGAGGTGCCGGTGCACGCCGAGCCCGAAAGCACCGCCGCACCGTCGCTAGAAGAAGCTGCGGCGGCGCGCGCGAAGCGCCTGCGCGGGCTGGCCAGCGGGGTGACGCCGTGAGCAAAAACCAGCAATCTCCGGAAACCCGCCCCGGCTTAGACCTCGAATCGGCCATCGTGCACGGACTGTTCAACGAGAGCATCAGCACCGAAGCCAACGCCGGCGCTCTTTGCCCGGTGGAAGAATACCGGCCGATTGACGCCGCCTTAGCCGAGCTGCGCCAGCGCTTCGCCGGCGTGGTCTACAACGTGGCCGCTACAGCCGGGATGAAGGCCGCACGCGAGGCGCGCGCGGAGCTGCGCACGCACCGCACAACGCTTGAAAAGCGCCGGCAGGAAATCAAAGCGCCGGCGCTTGAGCGCTGCCGCCTGATCGACGCGGAGGCCAAGCGCATCACGGGTGAGCTGCGCGCGCTGGAAGATCCGATCGACCGGCAAATTGAGGCGGAAGAACAGCGCCGCGAGGCCGAGCGCCTTGAGCGCCTGGCCCGCGAGCGCGCGCGTATGGCGGAGATTCAAGCGCGGATCATGGCGATCAGCGACGCCGTGTCCCGGCACGCCGCATCCAGATCTAACCGCATCGCAGTCGCGATCGATGAGCTCCGATCTACTCCGCTGACGGAGGATGCCTTCGGGGACATGCTGCCGCTGGCACGGGCCGCTGCAGAGCGCACGCTCGCTCAGCTCTGCGAGATGCATCAAGCCGCAATCACGCGGGAAGAACAGGCCGAAGCGCTCGCCGCGGAGCGCGCCCGGCTGGCCGCGGAGGCCGCGGAGCGTGAGCGCGCTGAGGCAGAAGCCCACGCGGTGCGCGAGGCCGAGCGCCTTGAGCGCCTGGCCCGCGAGCGCGCGCGTATGGCGGAGACCCACGCGCGGATTATGCGCGAACTGGCCGAGCGCGAGGAGGCCTTGCGCCGCGATGAAGAAGCCACCATTGCGGCGCGCCGCCAGGTGGAGGAAATGCAGCGCCAGCAGGAAGCGGAAGCGCGTGCACGGCGCGAGGCAGAGGCCGCAGCGCGCGCCGCGGCAGAGGCTGAGGCGCGGCGCAAGCGGATCGCGGCGGCCACGCTGGAAAGCGCGGCACTCTCCGCCGTGGCGCTACTTGAAGAGCACGGGCTTGGCCAGCATGAAGTCACGCTGTCCCTGCGCGTCGCGCTCGGCCTTTCGGTCGACCTCGCCCCGGACTGCGGCACCGAACAGGGGAGGGGTTGACCATGCGCGGAGTCAACAAGGTGATTGTACTCGGGCGGCTCGGCGCCGATCCCGAAGTCCGCTACACCCAAGCCGGCGCGGCGGTGACCTCAATCAGCATCGCCACGTCGGAGGCGTGGGATGACAAGGCCACCGGCGAACGGCAGGAGCGCACTGAATGGCACCGCATCACGCTGTTCGGTCGCCTGGCCGAAGTCGCCGGCGAGTTTCTGCGCAAGGGGGCGCAGGCGTACATCGAAGGATCGCTCCGGACGGAGCGCTACACCGCCAAAGATGGCGTGGAGCGCTTCCAGACAAAGATCATCGCATCCTCGTTGCAGTTGCTCGGGTCGCGTGAGGCTGGTGCACCAGCGCCGGAGCGCAGCGAGGACAAGCCGGCGCGCGCCGAGTACCCAGCGTTGCGCAAGCCGGCAGCGAAAGCGCCGGCCAGCAAGGCCGCGCCGGCCGCGCATGAACAAGGAGACTTCGACGATGACATTCCGTTCTAAGCGCTACGCGGAACTGCTGGCGCTACCGGCCGGCGCGCGCCCTGACCTGTCCACGATCGGGGCGCGCCTGCGCGCTGCTCGCCGGGCGGCTAACCTTAGCCAGCAGCAGGTATCGGACGTGTGCGGGCTCTGCCGCGCGTCAATTCGGGCTTACGAAGCCGGCACGCGGTCGCCCACGCTTGCCTGCGCGATTGACCTTGCAGCGCACCTGGGTGTTCCGCTCCAATGGCTAGCCACCGGCGATGCGCCGGTCCTGTAGGAACCACAATGACCACGAAAGCACGCCGAGCACGCAAGGCGCCAGCCCTGGCGACAGTCGACCTGAGCCCGGACGCGATCCGGGCCGACCTGGCCGCATCCGGCCTCACCCAGGACGCCGCCGCCGCCCGAATCGGCATCACGTCCCGGGCCCTGCGCAATTACTTGGCCGGCCGGCGCACGCCTGGCCGGGCGATCGCCGCGGCCCTGGCAGGACTGGCCGGCCGGAAGGTGCGGCTATGACCGCCCGGCGGTGGGTAGCCCTGGCCGCCCTGGCGGCCCTAAGCGCCGGTCTGGCCCAGGGCGGTACCCAGTGGCCTGACCTGTTGGTGATCATCGATGACGCGGGCACTCAGCGTCTGGAATCGGGGTTCTCGGTGGACAGTCTGCTGGACTGCCCGGATGTCGCCGCTGATATCACCGCATACCAAGCCGGGCCCGGGTTGCTGGTGATAACGCCTGACCCGGGCGTGGGGCCACCAATAATTATCCGGTACGGTGATCGGTCGTGGACCGACCGGATATGGCCTGAGATGGTGCCGGCGCTGGTACTGACAGCCTACGTCGGCCCGGACGGCGCGCGCCTAGACGGCGGCTTCGCCGGCAGTTTTGAGGATTGCACCCTCTACACCCGCTGATCAGCGGATCTCATCCAGCTCCATCGGCACCGAAAAAAAGCCGCCGCGCTCGCCCTGCAGCGACGCGGCGGAAGCGATGGCGCAGTAGAGCCCTTGAACCTGTAGCCGGTGCAGGCTCGAATCGTCGGGCAGGAACACCATCGGGGTCGCCACGCCGGCCTCCTGCAGAATGCTGCGAAGCGATGGCGTCGCCGGCACCGCAGGATCGCCCATGCTCCGCACGTTGGTCTGTGGCAGCACGCGAACTTCTAGGCGGCGCCGGGTTGGCAGCCGCGTGGCCGCGAAGGCGCCTGAGCGCCCGCGAGCGACCGCGGAGTTATCGACGAACCCCATGCGCATGTCATGCTGCACACCCACGTCTAGCACCACGGCAGGGCCGGCCCATAGGTGCCCAAATTCCCAGGCGTTGACCACGGACCCGGACAGGCCCGACAGCTGAAGGTCGATCATGCCGCCGACGTTCTCGGCCGCGAACGTGAAAGCCAGGTTGTAGCGGTCAGAAGTGCCTGGGATAGGCACCACGTTTGCTGGCGTGTAGGTTTGCAGCGCGGCCGCCAGCAGCGTGCCGCCGAAGGTGCGTATCTCGGCACGCAGTTCTGCCCACCCGGCTGCCGGCAGACGCGCGTTCGCGACGTACATCACGCGCACCGGCGATACGTTTGCAGACGCTGAGGTGATGGCGCGCACCGTGGCGACGCCGCCGCTCGCGGGGTGAGTGATGTTCGCGCGCGTGAAGCGCGACGGATCGGGGTCCAGCGCGTTCTCCGCAGGAAAAGCCGGGTCGATGCTCACGGAAGCACCGCCGCTCGTAAGAAACGACAGCGCACCGTCCAGATCGGCGCGCGCGTGATTCGTGATCGAGACGTAGCCAGGCATCGGTCAGCCCCAAAGCGTCAGTTGGACTTCCGGCAATCCTAGCCGGCGCGTTATGCCGACCACCATCAGCCGCTTCGCGGACAGCCCGAACCGCGGGTACGTGAAGTCCAGCAGGTGCCCGACGCGCAGGCCTCGAGCACGCACGCGGCTGACCTCGAGGCGGTAGAAACCGAGCCGCGCTTTGTATGCAGCCGCGGCTTGCCATCCGCCGGTCAACGCTCCCAAGAGCACCGGCACCGGCTCGCCGTTCTCCGCGTGCAAGTAAAAAGGGTGCAGCGCGTTGCTGCCGAAATTGTAGTTTTCGACAGCAAAAGGCAGCGTGACTAGCTCTCGCTGCGCGACAGTGGCGGCGGCAAAAACTTCAGACTCCTGGTGCCGCGCGTAATTGATTGCGGTCGCCGCGCGGGTCGACAGGGCCGTGGCAATGTCGTCAGAGTAGCTGACGGCGCCCAAAACGTCAGATGCCAACAGCGCACCGCGATAACCTAGCGCTGTCGTACTTATATCGCTCGGCAGTGCATTGCCAGATGCCCAGCGCACGCGGCCGCGCTCGTCCGTGTATGGCACCGCCATCGATGAGCGCGCGAACAGCTCCGCCAGCTCGCGGCAACTTGGCGAGTCCTCGGAGTAGTAGCCGCCAACGCCAACCGTCTCAGGGATCGTGCCAAACGGCTCCACGCGCGTGCCGACCTCCGCCTGAGAAAACCCGGCCAAGTCGAACGGCGTGCGGATTGACGGCAGCTTAGCGCGCTGTGTTGCCAGCGAGGACGCGGACACCACCATATCGGTGCCGGCCTTCGCGCGAATGAGCCAGTTCGAATCGTCGAAAGAGTCGCCAATGAACAGCGCCAGGAACGTACCGGTAGCGTTAATCCCGAAGTCCTTTGTGGACGCGATCGGGTAGGTGCACACCAGCTCTAAGTCACCGGACGTGTAGCTGGCGACGGTGATGCGTGCGAGCACCCACGTTCTTATGCCCGTGCTGATCGGGCCTTGCCATAACTCGGCGGTATCGCCGCCGCCCGGTCGCTGGATTCGTGCGCCCGCTGGCGCGAAGGATTGCGACACGTTGCCAGCGCCAGCGATGTTCGTCGTCCAGCCATCGGGCGCGCCGGCGGTCCAATTGGCGAAGCTGCTGTTCGTCAGCACGCTCGGCGCCGCGTCTTCCATCGCGACGGCGTTCGCGATGGCGTGCCGCTCGCCGGTGGCAGGGTTGACCGTGCGCCGGATGCCGTAGGCGATGTCGGTGGCCGCGTATACCCAGGTGGTAAGCGGCAGGCCGCCGCCGCGAAGGTCCAGGTGGTCCGGCTGGCCGCCGGAGTTGTAAGACGCAACAACGGCGCCGGCGTCAAGCTGGTACGTCAGCGTCGCATTGCCGACCAGGCGCAGCGGCGCCAGGCGCACCGCGCCCATCAGAAGCACAGGCGACGTGCTGGCCTGGCGATCAAGCCGCGCAAGCGCCGACTGCGCGACGATGGTGAACTCGTCCTCGCCCTCGAGCGCCACCGAATCCACGATCGCAGCGGCTTCCCAATCCGCCACGCCATCCGCCAGGCCCTGGCAATCCGAGAGCGTGAACAGCGTCAGAGCCTCATCGCGGAGCAGCCATTTCGTGCCAGGGGTGTCGAACTGCCCGCCGGCGTTGATCACGTTCACGCGGCCTACTGGCGAGCCGTCCGCGACCGACTGGCCGCCCCATTGCGGGAACCGCACCGCCTGCTGGATTTCCGTACCTGGCTTCAACAGGCCGGCGAAGTGCGCTTCGGGCGGCGCGGCGCCGTCCCAGGCCTCGGCGTAGTCGGGCAGGTGCAGCATTTCGGCGGGGTGGGTGCAGATGCGGATGCGACCGCCGGTGTAGGACACGGCGGCTGGGCGCAGGTCGCCAGTGACGCCCGTGTAGGCCGGCGAAGTGCCAAGCTCAGGCGAGCCGCCGCCCTGCACTACGCCGTTTTTCAGAAACCAGATGTGGCCGCTAGCGCTGTTGATAAGAACGCCGATGCGGTCGTTGACACTGAACGTGGCGTAGCCGAAAGTGGGCGTGCCTGAGTTGTACCGGGCGCCGTCCCCGGCGTAATACCCCCAGCCGTCGGCATCCGACCCTGTGAAGTTGTTGAGATTCGCCGTAGGGCGGACTAACCCCACTAGCGCCCCAAACGTGCCGAATACCTCGATCAGAAACTCGACGTAGCGAACGCCCGATCGCGTGGCGCCACCGGCATAGCCGATTCGGTTGTCAACCGTTGCAGTCAGCGCCCGGCCGCCACTCACGCTTATGGCGCTGGTGCCGAGCGCACCGTTGTGGAACCCCGCCAGCGCCGGGGTGTAACCGCCCGCGTCGGCCGCGCGGATCGCCGCGCCCCAAGGCTGCGATCCGACGGGGAGGTAGCGCAGGTCGGCCGCGTCAGTGTGCATCAGCACCGTGGCGGTCGTGATTGTGCCGGTTCCGAACAGTAAGCGCGCTGGCACACCACCGAGCATTTGCGATGCATGAGAGGTCGCGAGCGTGATCTCTGAACCGTGCGCAAAGCCGTTACGGTAGAACTGCACCTTCGGGGTACCGGCATCGTTGCGATAGCGGACGCCGATTCGGTCGCCGGTCGCTACCGTGGCCAGCCCTGTCTGGATCGCAGAGCCGCCGCCGTTGAAGATGTTGCCGTCGTCCGTCGCGCAGAGCACGCGAGCTGCCGTTTCCGGCAGCACTGTGTAGCTGCTGAGATCAGCGCTCGCGAGACCGACGCGAAACCAACTAGTAGACAGGCACTCCAACTCTGCGTAGTACGCCACGCCGATCGCAGGCATGCGGCTCACGCGTCCGAGAACGCAGCCGGCAGAGCCGCCGGTCAACAGCGCCCCGCTGCAATCACGCAGAGTGCGTCCGACCGCGATACCAATAGCGCGGCGCGATAGGTCCCACGAGTCTGACTGACCCACCACGAGCAGCGACGACGGGCCCGACGCGCTCATCCCACGCGCACCTTGCGCGGCGACGACGGCAGGCCGCCCGCCGCGCGAATCTCGGCCAGGATCGCCGCGTTGATTTCGTTGGACGAGCGCAGCTCATTTAGCATCGCGCCCTGGCCGTCAATCAGCACGTCGCGCACCGCAGTCACGCCGGCGACCAGCGTGGACGAGCCGCCGGCCGCGGATGGGAACAGGCCGGCCGGAACCTGGCCGCCGAAGGCTTGAATGACGGCCCCGATCTGCCGCGCGGTAGCGTCGTCAATTGCGGTGTAGGCATCGCTCGATCCGTAAGCGCCGCGCGCCAAGTTGCGCAGTTGGTCTCGCAGCGCGCCAAGCGAGCCAGCGGCCGCCAGACGTTCCTCAAGCGTGCCAGCCCCCAGGGACCGGCTGACCGCCTCATCGAACTGCAATCGCGCCTGCGTGAGCTGCTGGGCCGGCGTCAGCGACGATAGCTCACCGAACAGCGCGCCGCGCAGGTAGCGCGAAAGCTCGTCGGCTACGCCACGCTGTAGCTCGGACGCCTGGCGCTGGATTTCCGCGGCCTCGCGCCCCAGCCGGGCGTAGAAGTCGGCCATCGTCTCGCCAAAGTCCTCGATTGCTTCGGCAGTGTCTTCGATGTGGATCGGGAGCGGTTCGAGCTCTGGCGCAAGCGTCCCTAAGTCACCGCCGAGGCCCACAAGTTGAGAACCTAACGCCACCGCATCGGCGCCGGCACGGGCCAGCGCTCGATTGCGCGCATCCTCCAGTTGCGTCAGTTGCTCGACAGTTGCACCCAGAGCTTCGAGCTGCGCTTTGTAGGCGTCAAACCGCTCATTGATAAGGAATGCTTCACGCTGGGCATCCGTCATCGCGGCAAGCATGTCGTCGCGCATCACGTCCGCGAGTAGCTGCGCCGCGCGAGCCGGCCGCGTCAGCACATCGTTCAAGCGCTCAAGCCGTTCCTCTATCGTCGTCGCGCCGCGCACGAACGCCTGCACTTCCTCGGAGAACGTCGAAAGGATCGCTTCAAAGCGCGATCCCAGCACGTTCTCGACCGTCGCCGCAGATCCCTTAAGGTCAACGGACCAAGTCGCCAGCCGCGCGCGGATCGCGTCAAGCTGTACTTGGCCGCCGCCGATGGCTCGGACGATCCCTTCGATTGCGGTGTCGAACTGCGCAATCGGTGACGCGAACTGCTGGTAACTGATCCCGCGCGAGCCCGCGCGGATGTCACCGAACGGCGAGCCGCTAATAGTGCCTTCCTGATTCCGCACCCGGGCCTGCGAGCCGCCGAGCCGGATGTCCGGCGGCTTGTTGCTGGAGAACAGACTGCGCAGCACCGACACGGCCGTCAGCGCGATGCCGATCGGGCCGGCCAGCGCGCCCAGGCCGACGCCGATGTTTCCAGCAGCAAGACTGGACAGGCCGAAGCTGGTCGTGGCACCCAGGCCGCCCAGCACGGATCCCGTGGCGCCGATCGTAGCGCCCAGGACGCCGCTGCCAGCCGCGAAGCCGCCGCCAAGCAGGCCACCCAGGCCACCCAGGCCGCCGCCGCCTGATACGCCGCTCAGGCCGCCCAGTGAGCCGACGCCGCCCTGCCCGGTGATTCTGGCAATGATCGGGACTACGATTTGCTGCCGTAGCAGGTTGCCGATGAAATCCGCCAGGGCGCGCCGGGCGATGTCCTTGAAGGCACCCCATAAGTCGGACCACTTGCGGATGCCGCGCGTGACAAAGTCCGCGATGGCGTCCGTGGCTTGGCTGAGGTAGGTGCCTGCGAAGTCCTGCACTTGGCGGTTCGATTCCTCCTGCGCGCGCGTGCTGGCAGCGGTCGCATCGATCAGCTCAAGCTTCGCCTCGTAGAGCTGGCGCACTTGCTCAATTTCCTCGCGCGTCAGCGGCTGGCCGGCGCGCTGATTCGCCAGCTCGACCTCGCGCGCGAAGTTGCTGGCCTCGATCGCGCGCCCCAGCCGCGCGCGCTCATCGCCCACCGCGCCTGCCATGCGCAGCTCGGTCGTGAGCTGGTCCTCAGCCTCGCGCAGGATCGCGGACAGCTCGCGCCGGCTGCGCGCCTCCGCCAAGTACGACTCGAGCACAGGGCGGCGCTGCGCCGCGAGCGCTCGCTCTGCAGCCGCGTTGCGGCGCGCGACCTGCTCGCGCTCCTTCCCGGCATCGTTCGCCACGCGAGTCGCCGCCGCGTATTCCTTTGTGCTGGCGGCCCGGTTGCGGTCGGCGGTCCATTCCTCCTGAGCCGCGGCAGTAAGTTGGCTGATACGCGCTAGCTCGGCGTCGCGCGCCGCGCCAATGTCGCGCATTTGCGTCAAGTACTCGTCCTGCGTGAACGTCAGTTCGCTTACCGCGGTGCGCGCGCGCTCAATTGACGCCGCCAGCTCCTGGCCGCCGAACGACGCCGGCAGCTCGGCAGCCACCGATGCCAGCGTGGCCATAGCGGAGGCGAGGCGCTCGAGCACCTCATTGATCGGCCCCATGATGGCCGACTTCAGCAGCACGCCGGCGGCCTTGAAGTTGGCGACGACCGTCGTCCAAATCTCCTGCACCTTGCCGGCCATGCCGATGAACACCGCCGGCAGGTTCTCGATGAACCCGGCGACGTTGCCGAAGAACTGTCCAATGGACGAGCTGGCAGAGCTTTCGCTATCGATGTAGCGAATCATCGATGCGATCGCGTTCTGGATTTGCGTCACGCCGCCGCCGATCGTCGTCGGTAGCTGCGCGAACTCGGCATCGATCGTGCCGGCCGCGTCGGCCAGTGCGGCGCGGATGACATCCGCGGTTATTTTGCCGTCTTCGGCCATCTTGCGCAGATCGCCGCGCGTGACGCCGAGCGACTTGGCCAGGGCGTCCATTAGGCGCGGGGCCTGCTCGGCTACCGAGTTGAACTCATCGCCGCGCAGCGCACCCGCGGCAAGGCCTTGCGATAGCTGAGTTACCGCCGCCGCCGCCTCGGTAGCGGACGCACCGGACACGGCAAAGGCCTTGTTTATCGTCTCCGTCATCCGGGCGATCTCAGCCTGGCTCGCGCCGGTGTCCTTGAGCGCCGTGGTCAACCGCGTGTAGAGCTGGCCGGTCGACTGCAAGTCCTGGCGCGTCTCCTGCGCAATGCGCAGCACCAGGCCTTGCGCGGCCACGTAGTCCTGCGTCGTGCGCGCGGTGATCTTTAGTCGCGCATCAAGGCCGGCCATTGCATCGGCCATCCGGCCGGCCTGCACCGCAGCCGCCGCCAGACCGATGCCGCCGATGATGTTGGACAGGCGACCCATTGCGGCGCCCATCTTTCCGGTAGCTTGCGCGTTGCGCTCGGCCGCCGCGGTGGCCTTGTCCGCCACCGATCCGAACTCGCCCACTTTCTGCTTGACGGAGTTGACGGCGCTGATTGCGCCCTTGCCGTCACCGGTGATCCGCAGGGTAACGGTCGCCTGCGTCATCGCGCACCCTCGAGCTTCTTGTTCAGCGCCTCGCAGGCGCCGCGTGCCAGGTGCCGGCAGTCGATTACCAGGGCGGCCGAGAACGGCACGCCCAAGGCCTCAGCGGCGGCCTGAATCTCGGTTGTGGCGATGCCGGTGTAGCAGACGCCGGCCATGCCAAACGCCGTGGATAGCTCGCTCAGGAACACCACGTTGAGCGCGGTGGCCGCCTCGGCGTCCCAAAGCTCCACCGGCTCGGGCGCCGGGATGCGCTGCACTTCCATGACGCGCGCCACCTCATCCGCACCGAATCCGAGCACGCGACCCATCGCCTCAAGCTCGGACTTCTGATGCTCCGCCGGCCGCCGGGGCATCGGTTGCGAATACGCCGCCCGGCCGGCGGCGATCAGTTTCCCACGCGCTTCTCGGTGTAAGCGGCCGAGAACGCCAGCACGGCAGCGAGAGCTAGCTCAAGGTCATCGATGACCATCGCACGCTGTTCGTCCGCAGGGTACTCGCCATCCTCACCGCCGATGCCATCCACCGCGACTAGGATGCGCTCAAGAAACTGCCGGTCGGGCAAGCCCTTCTCGTACTCGGAGCGCGGCAGTGCACGGAAGGTGGCAGTGAAGCTGCCCTCAATGAACTCGCCGGGCGAGTCGGGCGAGCGCAGCTTGACGGGGACAATGGCTCTGAAGGTTCTATCACGCGGCACACGGAACATGTAGCTCTCCTGCCCGGCTAGCCCAGGGGCGCGCCGCCGGCGCCGGGACCGGCGGCGCGCGAGAATCAGGTGAAGCGCCAGTTGTATTCGTCGTTTCCGGCGCCGGACGGCTTGGCGTTGAAGGGGATCGCCCAAACGATCACGCCGTCCACGTTCTCGACTCGCGGGTATTCGAGCTGCGCAACCGGGACTTGCAACCGCACGATCTTGCCGGCCGTACCGGAGACCGTGACTTCAATTGCTTGGTCAGTCGATGCGTTCGCGATGTTCCAGGGGTTGAACGTGCTAAGCGATGCTAGGTCATCGAACACGCGCAACACACCGTTCGGCATGCGCTCAACTTGGGTCACCTCGCGCAGCTCGGAGCCCTCGAAAATCTTGATATCGGCGTTCTGCGAGAACTCCACGCCGATCGCGTTCAGCGTGGTGCCGCCAACGGTGACGAGCAGCGTTTCAGTCTCGACGACGGGCGGCACCTGGAACGCGGTGAGGGTCACGGCGCCAGGCGACGACTGGGTAGGCGTGCTGGTGTCGATAAGGCCGACGAACTTCGCGCGACCCTTGGGGTAGCCCTTGACGCCGATTGACCAATCAATAGTCCCGCGCGCGCCGACAATCTCAAACAGGCGGTCGGCGTGCCAGAAGTAGATTGTGGCCGACGCGAACCCGGACGACACCGGCGCATAGGTAGCGCTGACGCCAGGCGACAGCGTCTGGCCGTGACCGCAGGCTCGCAACACGGGACCGATCGGCGCCGCGGTGCCAGGCGTCGCATGGCCCAGCATTTCGAAGTCGAACTCGACGATGGCGCGTTTGCCGACCAGGACGAACGGATCGCCGCCGAAGAAGGCGCGGTCCTGCTTTCGTTCCAGCTTGTCAGCCTCAAAGGCTACTGATCCCTCGAAGGTGAGCATGGCATCGGTGCCGACCGCCGGCACTACGTCGGTGCCGTAGGTCACTTCGACCTTGACGAGGATGGTGCGCTGATCAAACAGTCGCAGTGGCATGGCTTACTCCTTCACGCGACGGGCGCGGCGGCTCGCAGTGTCCGCGTCGCCCTGTGCATCCGGGGCCGGCGCCGCCGTCGCACCGGCATCTGCGCGCGCCGCGGCCTCGGAGCGCTTGACGCGCTCGGTAGTGGGCTCGAGCTGCACCAGGTCGCCCGAATCCGTCACCGCGTAGCTGCCGCCATCTGGCGCCAGGCGCGCGGTCTTGACCGTCGTTTCGTTCATCGTGACACCTCGATCCAGTATGAACAGGAGTATCGCTCAAGCCACCACACAAAGCCGTCCTCGTCGACCTGCTGGACGTTGCCGCTCAGGAACTCGACTACGGTTCTGGCTTCGCCAGGCAGCCATCCGAGCAACGCCTCGCGTGTTGCCGTGATCATGCCGGCTATGTCCGCCGCGGCGCTCGCGCCCGTGGCGTCCGCGTAGCTGCGCGCG